GTGAGAACAGTAGCGAGAATTTGGCAATCATACCGATTCGCAAAGATGAAGTATCTTTCGTTTGATGAACATAAAACAAAGTAATATGGAAAAGAAAGATATAATCGAAGCACAGCGCAAGGCTTTCGATGAAGGTTGCGTGTTGTTTAACACTTGCGAGGGTGTCGTGAAGATGAAATTGAAGGATATTGTTAATCAGCCAACAGATGGCTTACTGTACGACCTCAACAGAGACGAGGCAACCGTAATGACTATCTTTGATGAGCAGAAGTTAATGAATGAATTAGCAACAATCAATGTGCTCAAATATCTGCACGAAAAGTATAGAAATTAAAAGTAATTTTTAAATCATAATAAGAAATGGAAAATAAGAAAGAATTGACTCTTAATGAGTATCAGAAGTTGGCGATGAAAACTTGTATGCCGACTTGCGACAACTTTAGCTACATGACTCTCAACCTTATGGGTGAACTTGGCGAGTTTACATCCAAGATAGGTAAGCTCATTCGCAAGGGAAAGGCTTTCATTAATAACAACCAAGTTTATTTCAACAACGATGTATCAGAGGAGGAGATTACTGCTATCAGAGCCGAGCTTGGCGATTGCTTCTGGCAGCTTAATGGACTTGTTTTCGCAATGGGGTGGGATAGTAACAGTATCTGCCAGGAGAACCTTGACAAGCTCGCCTCTCGTCAGCAGAGAGGTAAGATTGATGGTAATGGCGATTTTCGATAATGCCTGCATTTCAAAAGACACCAAAGGAAATCGAGGACTATGTGATAGCTCACATTAACGACAGACCACGGACAAAGGTTGCTGAACACTGCGGAATATCATTGGGAACAGTCTATCGAATAGTCCGAAAAAACGGAGGTGAGATAAAGAGTGAGCTAACGAAGAAGCGAGACGGAATCGAGGAACAAATAGTAAATATGTACCCTACGATGTCTTCTTCAGAGATAGCTAAGGAGTTGGGAATAGGCAAGACTACCGTTGCTCGTTGGGCACGAAGGCTTGGGGTGCATCATACGCAAGAAACCATTATGAGGCTTCAAGATAAGACTTCCTGGAGATTGGATTATGCAAGAAGACAGCTAGATTATAAGGCTATTCACAAAAAACGTTCTCGAACAAGGAGAATGGAGGAGTGGAGAGTGTTGAGTGGTTTACCACAACAGACAAAGTTCAAAGTTAAGGTTATACCGGAAAGGATATATAAAGCAATGTGGACTTTGTCGAAGAAATACAACTACTTCTTTGATAGGGACAGCGCAATCCTTTACTACGACTCACAGACCAAGCGAAGACCAAACGAGCAATACTACGTCGACAAGTATGGCATCAAGTTCGAGCAAGCGGACGAAGAATAATATTTCTGTGCATTATATATAATTAGGGGCGGCTATCCTTCTCGGACGGTCGCCCCTTTTTGTTTTCACAACTAACTAATCAACAAAAACTTAACAAAATAATAAAAATGAAAAAGAATTTACCAGTATCATCATTTATGTAATTTCAATCTCCAGTATATCCAACCGATGAAGGCAAGCACTCCTATGAAAATTATTACGGAGAATATCTTACCTAAACCTATGAAGGTCTTATCGGTGGAAGATAATTGCTTTTCTTTTATGATGTTCACTCTATATGGTATCGAATCACGAACAACCAAAGTGTCCGACTTATTCCTTATGATGTATCGGTCTTTGTACTGGAGCCGAAACTTATCTTTATAGACAGTATCGCCTCGTATGTAAACCGATACGCTGTCGTGAACATAAACGGAATCAGTCTTTAAGAAAGAGTCCGTCTTGTTTACAATCCTGTCCCTGTACTCTGTGACTGGCACATACTTTGTCGTAGTGCATCTACAGAAGAAAGAGAGACATAGGAAGGAAACGGCGCATATCAATAACCATTTCCACAAATCTAAATTGAACATTCTCATAACTTCAACATTTTATAGTTTTACCCGAATACGTGAGTGAGCCATACTTGATAGACTCTACCCTTGTAGTCCATCCGTTCTTGAACGTTTCCCAGTTCTTCAAACCTTTGAGGTAATCCTTGCGATTATCTTTCAACGTATCGAACACGAATTGACTACCCTTGTAATATCCATTGATAGCACCGATTGTTACCCTGCCCATAATTCCATCGGCTGCTACGCCGACAATCTTCTGAATGACAGAGACCGCCGTGCTAACACCGCTATTCCAAGAGAAATCAACAAGCATATTGGCAACGCTCTGGTTGTCTATCAAGTCAGCCTTGCACTTGTCCCAATAGTATTTTTTAAAGATGTTGTTCCACTGTTCCGTGGTTATCTTCTTCAAGTCTCTCACTGTCTTTTTCTTGCCATATACCGAGCGGAAGGTTGCAAGCGTGACACCTTTCATTGTTGCGCCTCCAGGGTCTTTAGGGTGGTTGATAAAACCTCCTTCATGGGAAAGAATGAATGGAGATAAAATCTTATGATTTGCCATCTTGCGCCTCGCTTTCTTTATTTAAGCCATCCTCTAAAGCCTCGCCAAAAGTCTCATTCTTGGACTTGGCAAGAGCCACGATAATAGCCTTAATGAATCCTGTGATTGTCTTCTGCTCTACGTTTACTCCGTGTAAATAGAAGAAATGCCCGAAGAAACTCTTTGCCTCGCAAGTTACTGCAATCGCAGTTGCTACTACACCACCGAAGATATGATTAACGCCTATAGGTTCTAAAATAGCCATGCCTATTGCCATTCCTACCACAGTCCACACAACGTAGTCAATGAGTTTGTTGATAGTACGTCGGACAGCCCTAGACGTTCGCCACTTATATTGAACCATCAAGAGTTTATCACCTGCTTTCTCTGCTTCTGAATATCGCCGTGAGCTTTCGCCCCAACCATACCGAAAGTCAGCAATCACGCACAAAGCTATCAATAACAGCATCCACCGCATATCGTAGAATACTGCTATCATCTCTGCGCTCAATAGTCCACCAAGAAACCTTGTCCCAGTGTTGCCTACTACATCTGTCGTTGTCTGAATCATTGTCGTTATCCTGAATTTGTTATCCTAAATCAATAATACAATAAGTCTCGGTTTACTCCGCAAAGATAGCAAAATAAATCGAGACTCACAAGACAACGACAAATAAATTACACTTTTAGGTCATAAAAAGGCATCTGACCACTTTCGAGGAATGAAATGCACTCGTCGAGTATCTTCTTCTCGAAGTCAAGAGTGGAGCACTTTGGAAACCATTTCTTGATTTTCGCATCGTTTCGCTTAACCATTTCTCCCCAAAGAACGAGCCAGTCGGGTATGGTTATCTTGTCGTTATCAACCTCGTGCCAGTAGTCCTTCGCTACGTCTGCTGTGTGAAGCTGACCTATCAAACAAAGGTGCATCTTTGCCATTTCCTCGTCGTAGTGGCACGCACCGATTTCTCCCTGCACTTGCTTCATAGTCTCTAGCATAGTGCCGTCGTTCATACCTATTTCGCAATTATCTGCGATGATAGATACACAATTCCTAACGACCTGCATATCATCACAAGCCAAAACTCTTTCAAAAACCTTTTTCATCTTATTAATCGTTAAAGTAATACTATTCTGTTATCAATGCCTTCAATTCCAAGAAATCATCTGGAGTAATACTGATGCTTCGCTTGCTTCCGAGGAATATCGCCGTCAGAATATTGTCGGGCATATCAATGCTTATGATGCCATCGTCGATGTGTCCGTGAATGAAACCAACATCAAAGTGATAGTCTTGCACGGATTTGAGCATCTGCATCATATCGTCAAAGATGGTGTCGGCGTTCACTTCTCCGTTCTCGTCGGTGATGAATAGGGTAGCGTTGTCTATGCTCTTGCCCCATTTGTCCTTGTTGTGAGCAATCACGTTGTGGGCGGCTCGCTTTATGTATGTCGAAGGTACAGCCATCATTGGGTTGCCCTTAACCATATCGTCAATCCTTGCGTCAGCCCAAAGGTCGATGGACGCAAGCAATTTCTCTTTCAGTTCCACTATCTTCATTTCTTAGACCCTCCTTTCTTCCCTTGCTTCATGGCGATAAACTCGGCATAGTTCATCTTGTCTGCATAGTGCTCGAAATACTCGTCACGTAGGGCATTCTTCTGCTCCTCTACTTGTGTAGCCTCCTTCTTTAGGTGCTGCATCAGTGAAAGATGCTTCTTTAATGCGTCCTGCCCTTGTTGCGTGTTCTCTATACGAGGGCGAATGATGCGCAGCTCCTCATCCTGTATGAGCTTCGTGACGTACTGCAAGCTATCCACGTACTCTTGATTTTGCATCAAGTACTGACGTTGTGCGCCAGTAAGCCCATCCTCAATCTTATCTATCTCGTCCCATAGTGGAGTAGAGGACTGTTGCGCTTGCATATTGATGGACGCTCGCTTCTGTTGGATAGCCTCGTATATCTTCTGCAACTCGGCATCCATCATTTGCGGTTGTTGTTGATTGTTGCCCATGTCGAGCAGTGGGCTGTTGAAATTCATCATATTCAAATATCTTTAAGTTGGTGATATATTATAGAGAGGTGAGAGGGCATCCACCTTAGAGAGGCAAACACCCCTCACCAACTCATTTCTTCTTAGTCTTTCTTACGGACTTCCTTGTTACCTTTCTATTAGGTAGTGGGAGTTGGCGTAGCAGCCGAGCGGTTGCAGCAACAATAGCTGCCATAGCCTGTAACCGTAGGTGTGGATGGCAATACCAACTGACCCTTGATGTCGTAGGCTGTCTTTAAGTCCATAGCTTGCAACAGAATCTTCTCCTTATAAGGAGCAAGAGCCTCCATCACGGCAATCTTTGTTTCGAGTGCCGCAATCTTGGCATTCGTAGCGTCATTCATGTCTCTACCGTTCTTGTAGAGACCAAATTCTGCCTCAATGCTTCTTCGGTTCTCGGCGTTCACAGCATCCATATAGCCCTTGTAGAGGCTAAACTTCTCCGCTGTGTCAACCTCACGCATCTGATAAAACTTGTTGGCTGTGTCGAGCTTCAAGCCGAACATATCGGTAAGCAGCTTAACCTCGTCGCTGTTCTCCTTCTCCAACACTTGCAATGCGGATGGCTGGTTAGCGTTTCCGCTCATTCCATATCCGTATGCGTTAATGTTCACGTTCTCTGGCATATTGCTGCCACCGAGAGAGCCGAAAACGCTTCTGTTGTTACCGAGTAACCAAGCACCAGCGCCGAGTGCTGTGCCGATGATGCCCAATGTAAGCCCTGCGTTTCCAGTCGCCTTTGAAGCATAGTCGTGCTTCTTTCCTTCCTCGTAGATTTTCTTCTCCACGACTTTTGCATCTGTCATTTCCATTTTACAATCTTTTTAAGTTATCCCTTAAATTAACTAACACTATTGTAGTACTACGGATGCAAAGGTACGCCGAATGTACGAGATAAGACATAACTCGCTCACGATTTCTTTTAGTGGGTGATTATCAATGATTTAAACTGATATTAGGTTATATCAAAAAAAGGTCTTAGACCAAAATAGACCAACTAGACCAAAATAGACCAAAATAGACCAAATAAAAGAAGAGGAACAATTACTTGCCCCTCTTCTTCTTAAAGAAATGTAGAATGTCCCATTTCTTCCAGTACCTTGTGTGTCCTCGCTTCTTACACTCGCCGTTCGGAATATCTCCCCTTGCCACCATTCTGTTCAATGTAGCGTCCGATACGTGTAGCTTTTCCTTGACCTCCTCCGTGCTCATCATCGGATTCATCATAAACGGAATCTGCTCACAGAGGTTATCCAAGTCATCATCGCTCATTCCGCAAGCGGTGATAGGTTCTCCATTCCTCTCTTGCTCCGCCGCCTTGAAACAGGCATCACTCAAAGACTTCAAAGCCATTCCCAAGACCTCGTAATTCAATGCTTTCTTCATATTATATTGATTTTTACGAAATTCTCACAAAATCATACATTATGAGCATATTTTCTTACCAATCTTGCTCTTGGTAAGAAACAACTCAACAAAACCATACAGATAGAACATAGCCGTCAGCAACATTATCGTATAACAAGACTCAACCATATCATTTGTAGTGTACCAGCTCCATCCGACGATATGCACGGCGTTCATTCCGAAGAAATAGAAGAAAGGTATTCTGTATCTCCAACAGAGATAGAAAAACCTGCTCGCAAAGATAATCACAATCGGGAAAACATACAGCATAAAGTAGATGAAGGCATAGCAAGGCATATTCTCCCAATAAGGCACAAACATCTCCCTTGGGTGCTGCCCGAACTCCCATATTCCGTATGCGTGAAACAACATTAGCATTATCGGCATCCATTTGCAGAAGCCACGGAAGAATTTCAATATCCTTCTTGAATACCGATTTCCGCTCCGCATCATCAAGCCCATAAGCTCCGTGATGTCAATGTCCTTTATCAACCGTTGGACTTCGGCTTCATGTTCTTCGTCCATAATCTTTAAGTTTTTTATTATTGTTATTACAAATCGCTGCAAAGATAAGTAAATATTCCGTAAACGAGGTGTCAATGCGTAAATTTTGTGTCGCATTCCTATGATAAAACTGTCGCATTCCTACAAAGGTAATCACACGACATCACACCTTAATATATTTGCAACTATCAGAAAATAAGCTGATTGTACAATTTTAGAAAGAAGAAAAAATATCTAGTTATCACACGGACATCACACCTACATCACACAAGAGGCGACCGAGCATCACTGCCCAGCCGCCTCATAAAGTTTAATAGAAAATAAATTAATAACTAAAAACCAATAAACTAAAAACTAATATATAATAAAGCATCTAGCATAGCATAGCGAATATCCATCCGAGCAAGATGACGATGGCATATCTCGCCACGTCCTCATACTCGAAATAGGGCAAGTGGAAATGCCTCCACAGCCACACCTCTCTCAATACCATCACGAAGAGGCAGAGCAGCAAGCCCCTCCAGCCGAGCACTCGGCAGCTTATGGTAGCCACTACCAGCCACAGCAGCAAGCCAATGATGTCTCTCGTGTTGAGGATGAGAAGGCGGTCTAAGAAATTACGCATATCCATAAGGCTTACCCCTCCAGGATATTGTACACCTGCAAGTAAGCACCTGCCGAGCAAGTAGGCTCTAGGATGCGCTTGATGAGGGTGATGTCCTCGCTCGTAACGTCTACCTCACTAGGGTGGGTAGCCATCTGCTGCGCTATCTTGGCAAGGCGCAGCTTCTCCTCGCCCGAAAGAGGCAACTTGTCGCTGCCTGTAGCCGAGAAAAACAATGCTCCCAGCTCGTCGCTTATCAACTGAGGCTTCATTACCTCGTTACCATTCTCGTCTGTGCCCTGCACTTGGCAAGGCTCGCCCTTCAATGTGAGGAAGGGCTTGTTGAAATCTTTCTTCATAATCTTATTTTTTCTTTATTTGATATTTATTTATGCCCAATTTAAGTCTTTTTCTCCAGTCCAGAAGATACCTTTTCCGAATCGAGATTCTTCAAGTGTTGGTGTTAACCATTTAGGTTTTACATAAATAAGGTGCATTGCTTTTCCACCATCAAGTGAATGCGCACCAACTGTATCGAAAAATTTTACATAATTTGCATTTTGATTATCGTTAACATTAACTATATCCAACGTTTTTGTATTATTCGTACCACTGAAATCGAAATCGTATACATAACCAGAAGTTGCTACATTAAAAACAACAACATCAATGCTACAACCTGCCAAACCATTTGTACTATAGTCTCCAGGGGAATATAAAGGTATTTTATAGACAGTTGTACCAGACGTATTTATAGTCGTAGGAAGAGTTACGTAAACATAATTTTCATGATTCTGACCCATAGTATAAACTAGCATATAGCCTCCTTTTACAACAGCTACAACTCTGTCGCAATGTCCGAAAGCCCCTCTACACCAAATATCGGCAGAATAAAAACGATACCCTCTGTTTTCAGAATGCACGCCTTGATGTCGAATGTCTCCACTAAATTCCATTCCTGTATCAGAAGAAAAAGTAATCTCGCCAGAACTTGCTCCATTTTTATTGATGCAAGTAAGTGTGTAAAACGAACCGCTTACACCTTGTATCTCTCCCTTGAAGATACCCTTAGTCGCATACAGCTCTCCATCCTTCGACACCCTAAACGGAGCATTCGCAGCCGTCGACGCCCCCAGCCACAGCGGATAGCCCACGCCGCTTATCTTCGCAGCGTCGATGTCGTAGTTGCCGAAATGCCCCACAGACGTGCCTCCCTGCGAGCTCTTGGCGTACAGGTGGTTCACCGTGATGGTGTCGGCATCTATCAAGCTGGCGTTCAGCTTGCCGTTCGAAAACATGGCGATGGTGTTGCCGTTGTTATCGACAATATCCGTCTGCTTCGCCTTGATGGCAATCCTGTCCTTGCCAATCACGATGCCAGCCGCATCGAGGTCTTGCACAAGCTGAGAGAAATTGCCTATGCCGCTCTTCGACACTTGGTTGGTGATGAGACGCACCAGTTCGGTCTGCTTATCCGTCTTCGGCTGCTTGTTGACCGCTATGCTCGTAAAGAGGCTTAGTTTCTCGCCACTCATAAGCTACCTCCCTTCTTATCCAATATTAGCGGTATACTGAGCCAGCACATCCTTTGCCACCTGCTTCGCCTCCTTACGCAAGGCTTGCATCGCCTTGTACTCGGCTTCGTGTTCGGCATAGTCCTCATCGTCCTCGCTATCAAGCAAGTGGTTGTTGATGATAGCCTGCATCTTGTCGCTAGGGTATACGTGAGACACGATGGCATCCACTATCTTATCTTTGCTGATAGGCTGACTGATGCGCACGCTGTAGCAATCGTAGACCGTCTTGGTCTGCGCCTCGGCATCATCATCTGTCTCCGAGGCAACAGCCACGCCATCGCCGCCATCACTTACCACCATCTTGCGCTCCTCTGCGCCAAAACGCACGAGGATAGTCTTGCCCTCATCCACCATCAATGATGGGATAGAGTCGAAAGTATACTTCTTTGTATTCATAGCTATATGTATTTTTTAAGATATTATAATTTCTTTATAATGCTTATTTTGGGAGTTCAGAAACCTATCTCTGGAGTCCAGTCGGGTCGAACGATGCGATAGTCGGGATTACCTACGCCAGTCATGTTCCAGTTGATGAAACGCCAGCCCCTCAGAGGCAAATGACCGTTCTCCTCGAACCAATGGAGCTGCTTCTCCAGATAAGAGTTGTTGGAGCGTAGCTTGTAGGTGATGCCAGCCACCTGCACCTGCATCAGGTTGGTTACACCCTTGCCATATTGCGAATGAACGCCAAACTCCACGTCCAGGAGCGTCATAGGCTGATTGATTATCATAGCGATACTGCCCTTCCTGCCTTGGAAGATACGCTTTCCGTCGGCATCCCTGTCCTCGAACCGAGGCATCTCGAAATCGTCGAAACTTTCCATACCTGTAACCTTTCTCCAAAGATTAAAACCATCGCAGTGCATCAGCCATCCCTTGTAGCTCATCGCAGCCCGATAGCGGTGCAAAGGGTCTCTAAGGTTGTGCATAGCCCTCTTGAATTTCTCCCTCATTCGCTTGCGCAGGAGGGTGTGACCGAAATAAAAACGATAGCCCACGAAGTCGAGGAAATGGGTGTAGTCTACTATCTGCATCCCGAAGCCATCGTGAAGCGGCTGGTGCATCTCATCACGTGCATAGCCCAAGATGAAATTGACAGCCTTCCACACCTCCTTCTTGTCTATTCCGAGCACCACTACATCATCGCAATATATCTCCACCTTCACATCAAACAATCGGCACACTATCCTACAGAGTATGCTCATATAATAATTGGTGAGTGTCTGGATAGGGTAGAGACCGATGCCTAGCCCTTTCGGGAGGGCAGTAACTATCTCGTGCAAGGCGTATCGGATGCCCTCGTCGCCGAATTTCTCGCACAGCCTCTGATAGATTACCGCTTGGTCTACATTCTCATAGAACTTCACGAAGTCCAGCTTCACATAGTAGATGCGCCCTGCCGACCTATGCTCGTCTATCCATCGCTCCGTGCGCTTCTTGGCGTACATCATTCCTCTGCCCTTCACGCTCGCTCCACTCTCCTTGTAGAGTGCCCTCACGAAATAAGGCATCAAGACTTGCATCACGGCGTGGTGGATGATGTGATCGGGATAGTAGGGCAGCTTGTGCAGCCGTCTTACCTTGCCGCAAGGACATCGGCGCATACAGTCGTGCCCAGGAGATGTATGGTAAGAATGGGTGTCTAGCATCTGCTTGATGCGGGCATTGTTGCCCTCGGCATCCATGTCGTAGACGATAACGCCCTTCTTGCCGTTCTTACCCTTGCGAGACTGCTTCACAGCCAAGAGGATATTTTGCGGTTCGCTAGCCATAGACAGCTTCACCTTGCGGTTCTTGCCACGCTTGCGAGCCTTGCGCTTGTACGCCAATTCCCTCTTATCCTCGTTTTTCGCTTTCGTCTCAGTCATTTCAAAGAGCTTCTTTTCATATCTTATCACCAAAGGCATCAAGATGAAGGCTTTCTGCTTTTCTTGGCTCATGGACTTTCGGCACATACGTACAACTGTATCACTTACTTGTGCAAGGGGACTCTGTTGCCATCGGCTGCTTATGCCAAGGCTCATACCCAACGCCTTTTGTCTTTGCTCTGTCGGGATAATTCAACATTCAACATTAAATTCCCTCCATCGAGCTAGGTTCAACCGTGTGTTCTCTCATCCTTTGGCTATCTCGTAGCCATCCGACTTAACGAGGAACGTGAAAATATCTTTTTTATTCAAGTAGAAATTCAAGCGAGCACCGATGTTCGTCCTCGAGTTCGAGAAACCGTTGTACGAGGCCGAGTACGCAACGCCACACCGCGACAAGTTGTCAGCGTTACCACCAACGTTCAGCAACTCCACGATTTATTACCTTTTTTACCTACACCCTGCGAGCAACAGAAAAAGCGCACAAGGCTTCGGCTCTTTATATTTTTTATACTTTCGATAAGCCTATTCTTTCTATCCTTTGTGATAAGACCACCTTGATGGTTTAATTAAACATTAAATTAATAAACTCTATTTTTTATTTTTATAAATTATACTTATTTTTTGTGTTGCCCAGCCATCTTGCTTGCAGCCTGCTTGCCCGCTCCCTGATTTTTGGGGGCGGGGCTTATCGGCGTGTAAGTTCGGCAGCCGAGCTGCCTCATTACATCGCCATAAGCTCCGTGCCGCTCACGATTTCGGGTTCGCCAAAGAAAGCCAAGCGAGCACCGATGCTCGTCCCCGAGATCGAGAAACCGTTGTCCGAGGCCGAGCACGCAACGCCACACCGCGACAAGTCGACAGCGGCACCACCAACGATCAGCAACTCGCCACCTTGCGCATCCCAGTGCCCATCGCAGTAGTATGTATTGCCTCCGTATGTGGCAGAGTCGAAGCTAGTGCAGAGCATATCCCAGTACTCACCTAGAAGCATAGTCTTTGCAGTGTGTCCGCCGCTGCTCAATAATGGGATAGCTACCTCCCTACCAGTAGCAGTGTTGCTTACCTGATTGCCACCATAAATAACGGCATAACGCTGTCCGTCCTTCATATAGAATCGGATGCCTGGACGAAACTCCCACAGCTTGCTATACAAGTCTTCAAAGCAGAATAGCTTCGTAGGGTATTGGTTGCCCACAGTGCTGTCATTATAGAGCACGCAGCCTGTGGCATCTCCTAACTTTCTCGTAAGTCCCATCGCTACGTCACGGCAGTGCTCCCAGCTGGAATGCTGCCATCCCGAACCAATCACCTCTTGACAGTTCAGATTGCCAAAGCTAGCTTGGTAGAGTGCATTGATGAGACAGAAAAAGCCATAGTTGGCTTGCCCCCATTGCGAGTCTAGCTTCTTGGCGCACACATCGAATGCACTCATCGTGCGGCTATAAGATGGCGCAACATCTGGTCTGGAATGTCCTGCGCCGTTACCATCCACATACATCAGGTAAGCACCTACCCATCCTGGGCTGTCAAAGACGTGACCGCCCGATATAGGAGAAATGCCGCCGAATTGCAAGGTCTTTCCAGAACCTTTGTAATGGCAAGGCGGTACTCTTACCATGGTCTCGTACTTGGCAGCGTTATCCACTTTGCTGTCGTCCTCGAAATAATCCCAATCATTTGGGTTTAGCTTGGCTGCATACACTTTGTTTCCTACAACTTTCATCATATATCCGCCCATATATGCACGATACATTGAAGCCGCCCAGTCATTTGAAACCGAGAATGTAGGAGAACTGCTACCCTCCAAAGTAAAAGTGGAAGGTGGAACAATCAGTGAAGAAGCGAGAGACTCCCTCACAGAACTTAAAGGTATTCTTCTGATACCATCCCCTTGCTCTACGATAAAGCTATTCGAACCTTGCATAGAGCCAACCTTGTCTACTCTTGCTAAATCTATCATATTCTATCTATTATAAATTATTAATTCTTAATTATAAATTATTAATTATCTCACGATGTAGGCGTTTCCACTACTATTGCCATATACATTGCCCGAAGCATCGGTAGCCACATCATAGGCTTTCTTCTGCCCATAGGCTACAATCTCCACCACCTTATCATCCTCCAGCTCGCCGATGCCGCTGTCCTGTATGTTGTATCTTAGCTCATCGCCCTCGTTCCAAGTCTTCGTAGCAGTCTCGCTGTACTCAGACCTCGTAGCCTTGGTTTTCCACAACATACGGATAATGCGATGCGGATATTCCACGATGCGGTTGTTGTAATGAAACACAGCCTGCTGACGGCGATAAATATCCCCGAAGGCGATACTCGCCTTGTTGGTGAACTCAGGGCTATCAAAAGGAGGATATTCCCTGCTCACGGAGAAAGAGCCTTGCGCCACCACCTTGCTATCCACGATGCACTTCACGAGATAGGTAGCTGCCTCCACCAAGCGAAGGTCTAGCGTGAGGCTTATCGGTGTCAATGACCTCATTTCGCCATTCTGCGATACAGAGAGAGCCACCTCCTTGCCGCTGTCCGTGCGATACACGGCGAGCGAATAGCCACTCGTCTTCTTACTCTTGCCGAGATACACATCTATCGGCACAGTACGCTCATACTGATTGCCGTCCAAGCAGGCGTTTCTAGCCTCCGTAGAGTCAGAGATAAGCCCATTAGCCACCTTGTAGTCATAGAGGTCTAGCTTGTCGAGGAAAGGATTGTACACGATGTTCTTTGCATCGGTGAAGCCTACACCCCAAGTGTCCTCACCCTTGGCAATGCAAGAGAGCGTGATGAAATCAGACTCCACAGGCAATCTCGTCTTCGTGCGATAATCGTAGAGATAAGCAGAGAGACGTATCTGCTCCTTGGCGTTCACACCAAGATTCTTCTTAATAGTAAGATTGCCACGGCTCGTAGTGGATGATGTATCAATCTCATACTTGCCCTTCCATGATGCCATGGTCGATATATCCTTCCAAGAGCCATCGGCATTGCTCATCCACACCATATCCACAAGGGCGATGTTACTTGTGCGATTGTCCCAAGAACCATCCTTGGCATAGGCTTGTATCACTGGGGCTACCACCGAATAAACCACGCTGCGGTCGGGGGCACAGCCATCCGTGCCATACACCTGTAAAAGCGGTGCTCCAGGCGTGATGCACGCAAGCGACATACTCACGTCCAGCGGTTCGTAGTAACGCTTCGCTTGGTTCTGCGATTCTATCAAGTTATCCATTAATTAAATATCATTAATTATTAATTATAAATTATTAATTATAACTCACCCTATCGTAACATCCATCTGAATGTTAGCCGATGCCGATATTGTATTGTTGTCGCTGTCCGTAAGATTAGCCCCAGTGATGGTTACACCCGTGTCCTTGAACTCTTTATACGTAAGGCTCTTGCTCATCACAAGACTAGAGTTGGCACTGTTCACGAGCTTAAATATAACCGTACCCTTCGAGACCGTAGCTTCAGTATTGGTTCTCACGTTATATACATAGCCCTTGACGATACCCACGTCGCCATCGTCGGAAGGCTGTCCTTCCATATAAGCCTTTGGCTGATAAAGGTCGGCAAAGTCGGTGATGGTAAACCCTGTGGTATACACTGCCTCCGTATTGCCAGGAATGAAGAACTTCACGATGAACACCTGCTGCCCATCCACCATATCACGAGTGATATTGAAAGTATTCTCCTTGCCGTGAGCCAACGAAGCAAGCTCATCTCCACCAAGCCCCTTATATACCTTGATGGTATAATCGCTCACCGCACCATTGGCATTGAAGAGAGAGGAATCAATGATACGTGTAGAGCTTACCATCACATGGTTCACTACGCCAAGAGCCTCAGACTCCAAGCTCACGCCACCGCCAAAGCCAGAGCTACCGAGAGGCGAAATGAAAATATCCACCGTCTTCTGTACCTCGTACACCACCTGCTCGCTCTGTCTTGCCACACCCGAATATTCCAAGGTGTCGGCATCCTCATTGCTCTTAGATGCAAGATTGCCGATAATCTGAATCGTTCCGTCGGCGTGGTTCATACGGAAACGATTGTCTACCGAAGAAGTCTCCCATCCTGAACCACTTGTAGAGAATTTCAAGTCGTTGCCATTGTACACCCACTTGTGGCTCTCCAGCGTATAGTTGTTGCCTCTCGCCGAACCCACGTGAGGTGTAATGGCAGGGCCTGTCGTAGCATCCCATGTAGGGATAGGCACACCCGTGTCGGGGTTCACGCCTTGGAAAAGAGCCACGCCGTTAGTGCTAAAATAGAGCGACAAAGTATCACCCTTCACTATCTTCCGCACAGGAAGACTGGTAAATAAACTAAAGTCTGTCATAAATCTTATCCTCCTTGTATTTTATTCATCGTTGCTATTTACATAATTGCGAGCGTAGTCTTTCACTTCGTTCACAGATACCAGCTCCACGTCCTCGCTCCGAGCCTTGTCCTCCAAGGTCTCGCCTTCGGCAGCCGAGAAAGCCAGCTCCTTCTCCGTGATAACCACATTGTCGCCTATCTGCTGGCGATACATCGGATTGATGCCAAGCTGTCGGCATCGTTCCTTGTTGATGATTGCATATCTCATATCTTTCTATTTTTAGGGTTTATCAAACTAAACAGAGATACCAAGCGACTGCGTTATCACCTCACCCGAAGCCATCTTAGCCGAGAACTGGAACACAGCAGTGTCGCCGCTGCCCATATCGCTCACACTAGTGTTTTGAACCCAAGTAAGGCTAAAGATGCCATTGAAAATCTTCACCTTATCACGAGTGAGCCAAGCCTTGTCCTCCAAGCTGTCGCCTGTGGAGCGAGTAACCTTCCAGTCAGTGAGGGTAGAGGTAATATCCTTGTCGCCTAGGAATCCACGACACGTTATCTGGTGCGTCTCTCCGAGAGCAATTCCTGCCCCTAGGTCATGATACAACACCAGCTTAGGCTTAACAATCGCCGTCATAGCCCTCCACTTTTGGCTATCCTCCGTAGGCTCTTCCGTTACCTTCTCCCCCTCAGGAGCAATACAGAGCCAGAGCGTGCCGTTGTGCGATACTTGGTCGTAGTAGTAGTAAGTACCGCCATCTTTCCATTCGCCACGGTCGTTGATGGTCTTAACCTTCGTTCCATCGACCGTTACCTGCTCGTAGTACTGCGTGTAGAAGCGCACCCTCTTAGGGCTAATCTCGTAGAC